TGCACAAAAAATGTAAGTCCCCACCTCGGTTCCCCTCTAGTGGTTTAGGGTTGACCATAGCCCCCTATTGATTGAAGGTTGCCATCTTCATCAAAATAATAATTATTCCTAGTTGCTTGACCTTTATTATGTTCTAGTTCATGACAATCTTTGCATAATCCTTCTAGGTTATCTATTCCTAGTGTTATGTCCTTATCATTTATGTTTGATTCATCAAGATAAGTTTTATGATGAACTATTCCTGTTCTTCTTTTACCTTTAGGTATGTAATTAGATATGCCATCAACATAAACAGGTCTATGACATCTATTACATAATAAGTGTTGCTTTAACCAAACACTCTTTCTTACATCTTCCCATGCTTTACTCAAATAAAACTTTCTTCTTATTCCATAACTCATTTATTTATTTCTTTCTTTTAATATCTTTTTTAGGTAGGATTGCTTTCTTTATTTCTTTAGCTGGTTCAATAATCTTTACATAGATTCTTCCACCATCATTGTTTCCCATTAAGACATTTAATCTTTCATTAGTTACTTCAAATTGTTCTCCTGCCTTTGGTATTCTACCTAATTCCTTATCTGTTACATTAAATCTTTCATATGTATCTAATGCTTCAACTTTAACTTTCATTATTACTTCCTCCTTAACCAAAATATTTATTTATATCATCTTGTGTTGCTGTGTTCTCATGTTCTTCAACACTAGATAACAATATATTTATTAAACTAACAAATGACATATTACTCATATCTTCCATTGTTATATTTAATCTCTTTGCTAGGGCAATTACTTCAAACTCATCAATAGGTTCATTACTATTTGATTTTGTTTTAATTGTTTTGTAATTGCCTTGATAAGGGTGAACAAGCTAATTCCAAAACCTCTTGAATCCAAGTTGTATCATCATATAAATTTGAAATTCCACCTAAAAATTCTTCATAATTAATAGCTTGTGATTTATCAGCTTCTTTTGTCATTATATATGCCATTTTTAATAGTAATTCACTAACACTATCAAGAGCATCTATATTTTTATTGAAATCTTCTCCTATATCTTTTAATTCAGTTAGTTTTTGTAAATCTGTTAAAAAACTTCTACCTGTTTCATTTCTATAACTAAATTGTGTTAAAGCACTTGCTTTCATTTTGTAATCTCTTCCAGATATTCTAATTGTTTTTTCCATCTTCTTCCTCCATTAAAAAAGAACATATTTCTATGTTCTATTGCCGACAATTAGTCGAACACGGGTTAGAACCCAAATACATTCAACATATCTAAGTCCTTACTGCCATTAATTAGCAGTATTGAATAGATATACAATAACTTTGGTTGATGCACTTTCAAAAATTATCAATTGTTATTCCAAAGGTACTAGTATAAATGGCAACCAATAATTTTATATAGTTATTTCGCACCACGACTATATCTACTCAACACCACCAATTACTTGGTGATGTGATATATCGATTTGAGAAAAATCCCTAATGAAATAATATCTCATTTGATAACTATCTCATCATAGCAATTCTAACATATAAAAATTGGACATTGTTGGACATTTTTAATTTTCTAGTGATTTTTCTTTATAATTACTATAATATCTTCTAACTTGTTTTTCACTATAGTTCATTCTTTTAGCAATATCATTCCATTTTAACTTTTCATAATCTCTGAAATATACTATTGCTGTTTGTGGATATATTAGTTTTAATCTATCTATTTCTTCTAAAATGTATTTCTCATATGCATTTTTTTCTTTATATAACATTTGCAAACTTTCAGTATATTTATCTTTCTTTATAATTGCATTTAAGATCACATCATTTTCCCTAAACCCACCATCTACTAATATTTCTTTAAGTTTATTTGGTTTTATTCCTTCTGTTGTAGCTCTTAATGTTAAAAGCAAATCTATTTTTCTTTCAATTGCCTTTATTTCATAATAAGCATTAAAAATATTTAGATTATTCAATTTATATCACCTACTTTTTCTCTACTCTATACCATTCCCCATTTATTTGTGTTGTTCCATTTTCATCAGGTGTTAATGTGTATTCTTCTTGTTCTTTATCTCCTATCCAACCAAGTTCTTCTACTTGCTTATTTATTGCTTGTAATAAATCAATATCTATTTCATATGATTTGCTTGGTTCAAATGGGCTATCACTATTAGCAAAACATTCTATTGTTTTACTTAATATATTAAAACTAACCCAATATGTTGTACTAATTTCCCATTTCATATGATAAAGTATTTCAAAATCAGTAATAATGTCTAATTCATACCCTAATTTTTCAAACATTTCTTTTGCACTCATATTATTTATACCTCCTATGAATACCAAAAACCAATATCTTCTTCTGCTTGTTCTAATAAATCAGCAAGTTCTTTATAACCTAATTCTTCTACTAAATCTCTATATATGTTATCTCTTATTTGATGTGCTACTTCTGCATCATATTCAAATTTATACATATCTTGTATAATTTTTTTGTATTTTTCAATTATTTCTTCTTTTTCCATATTATTTATACTTCTCCTTTAAACAATATTTTTATTCTTTCTTTAAATGTATATTTTGGTTTATAGAGTGTCTTTGGTATTTCTAATTTAACTTCATTTACTTTTATTGGTTCTAATATTAATCTTTCACTCCAACCTTTAAATCTATTCCCATAATCATCTGAATAAGGTGGTATTACTTCTTTATTAATTGTAAATGCTATTTTTCTGTTAAATATATCACCTTCTTTTTTATGCTTTTCTAATCTATCAACTTCTTCTATTTCATCAAAGTATTTTCTAACTAATCTTTCTATATGCACTCTTTCTACATATTTTCTTTCTTCTTCGGTTTCATAGTTAAACTCTATATTCATTTATACTTCTCCTTTAACTTTTGTATTTTATTTAAAATATCACCTCTTAATATTCCTACTTGACCATAAACATTATATACAACTATTTTCTCGCCACATAACCATTTTTCTAATTCAGTTAATATGTTTATTTCTTTTAACCAAGTTTCAAATGTTGTTTTATGTTCTTCTTCATATTTATTGCATAGGTCTTTTAGTTGTTTGTTTTCTTGCTGTAATCTTTCATTTTCTCTTTCTAAAGCTGTTACATAATCACCAAGCATATTTTTTAAATTATCTTCCATTTCTTCTCCTTTTTAAAAATGTTACATAATGCCTTAAAGTGTAAGATTTTTCTATATGAGTTTTTATTATCAACAATTCCTTTTATTTTAAGGCTTTGATTAACATTTTTGATATTACTTTTTTGTTAAAAATGTTACCATTAATATAAAACTCGTAAATTTGCTAATATTTTCTAATTTCAACTACTTTTATATCATCAGAATATTTATTTTCATCATTACATAAATAATCGAATAATTCTTTGCAGGGAATGCACTTTATTCTTGTATTTGATTTTTCATCATCAATATATGAAATATTATAATTTTTAATTGTTGCAGTTTCTAATATTTCTTTTGCTTTTTCTAATTCTAAATATTCTTCATAATCAATAACTATTTGTTTACTCATTTTTAATCACCACTATTATCCTTTAAATATTCTTGAATAGTATTATCAATGCTATTTATTGTATTATCAATATCTATTAAATGATTAAAACTATTTGTTTTATACCAGCTGCCTATTTTTGTATAATCTTTATATTTTCTTTTTTTAATAAAAACTGAAATTTCTTTCCTATTTTCTATAAATAATATATTGAGATTATATTTGCCTAAAATATACCAATAAACATGATTTTTAAGATTATCACTATAATATTTATCTAATATTCTTTTTATCATTTTTTCTCCTTAAAACTTGTTATTTTTTTTCTTAATCCTATGTACATTGCTGTTCTATCAGCTTCTGCATCATCTATTCCCCAATGTGTATATCTTTTAGTATATTCATAGTCATCATGATTATACATTTTCATTAGTGTTTCAGGATTACCACCATTTTTTAAATACTGATAACCAAATGTCTTTCTTAAGCTATGAAGTCCAAATATAAAATCAATTCCAATTGCTTTACCAGCTGATGATATGATCCTATGTCCTTGCTGTCTTGTTATAGGTAGTATTATTGGGTATGTCTTGCCTTCATATGTTTGAGTTGTTTTTTGACCTTTAAATAAATATTCATTATCAGTTATGTTCCATCTTTCACAATAATCCATTACTTCTTGATAAAAATCTTTATTCATTTTAAAGTTTTGCATTTTACCTGTCTTATTTTCTTTAATATGAACATATCCATTTAAGTCTTTTTTCCTTATTTGTAACAAATCTTCTGCTCTTAAAGCTGTATTAAATCCAACAATACATAACATATAGTTTCTGTCATATTGGTATCTTTTAACTTTAGATTCAGCTTTATCTCTTTTTATTAAAAAATATGACAAAATTTGTTCTATTTGTTTTGGATTTTTAATTGGTAGTGTTTCTTGTTGACCACCAAATCTTTTAACCCTTCTCATTATTTTCTCCTATTTCATAATATATTTTTTCTTTAATAATTAATTTTGGTATGGAATCTTTATATAAAGTAACATATTTATTTAATCCTACCCAATCCAAAAATAATATTATAGAATGTTCTAATGCTTCTTGATTTGAAAAATATGCACCCCCACGATCTCCACCATGTTCTATTGCTTCTTCTATAATTGAATTTATATGCTCACAAAATATTTTTAATTCAATATCATTTAATTCTATTCTCATAAATATCACCTACTCTTTTGGCATTTCATATACTATGACATTAGTTGAAAATGGGATTATTTCAAAGTTACTATCGCAAGTAAAAAATTCCTGTTTATTTATCTGTTCAAAATATTTTTTAGCAGCTTTTAAATCTTCTAGTTTCAACAAAGTATTAGGTTTTAAATATATCAACATTTTTATTTTTTTTTGTATTTCATCTAAAACTTCTAATGCTCTTTTTTCTGACTTATATGCACCTAACCACATATCTGGATAAGAGTCTGTATATATAACATTTTCATTAACCCATATATTATTTATCTTTACTAAAACTTCTTTATCTTGACTTCTAATCCATAATTCCATAATTATTTCTCCTTTTTATCTCTTTTGTTGTATATCCATTCATTTATTTTTACATTGTGTTGTTTAGCTGCTGCTAAAAACATAATTTTTTCTGCTTCATTTTTAAATCCTACTAAAATACTTGGTGGTGTTGGAAGTTCCACTTCTGTTGGTTTCCATATATGTAAGCAATATTTATGATTGTTTACATAATCTTCTTCTTTTGGGTGATATTCAACACATGCTTCATCTTTATTCCAAAATATATCTTTCATCATACACATTTGTTCCCATGTTGGGGTTTTGCTAGGTGTACTAACTGATAAGTGTTCCCAGCCCATTTGATAACTAAAAATAAAATTTAACCATTTATTATTAATTTTGTCATAATATTTACCACCTATTCCATCATTTTCTGCTTCTGCTTCTATAATTAAATTTGGTGTTGACTTTATTTCTTCTAATTTTTTCACTTTTTACTCTCCAATATACATATTTTCATTACTTTTTCTAATGCTAATAATATTTCACATATTTCTTCTCTAGACTCTGCTGTTAATGTTGGACTATTAAACATTTCATTATAATCATAAATAAGCATTGCTAAATATTTATGAAACTCTGCATATTCTCTTTTATTCATCTTCTTTTTCTCCAATTATTTAATTCATATTTTTTAAAATCATCATATATTAAATCATGTTTCATCATTTATCATCTCCTTAAAAATTGCCATTAAAACATTTACTACAATGCTATCTCCTGCTAAATGATATAAACTTGCATTGCTTTGATTTTTAGCACATTTTTCATAATCTTCATCTTTTACACCCATTAATCTAAAACATTCTTTAGGTGTTAATTTCCTTATTCTTAAATCAGATGTTTGAGTAGCATTAATTGTGCCATGATTTTCTTTTATTGTTGGGGCTGAATAATTATTATCAACTATTCTACTTGCTTCGTGATTACTAGGGCTATAATTACCTAATACAACAACAGCTTTACCTTCACCACCCATTGTATCTAATGTTTGTATTGTTTCTTTTTGTACCCTTCCTCTTCTTGTTTCACTATTTGGTTGCAACAAATCTATTCCATCTCCAACAAATGCTTCTAAATAACCTTTTTTAGTTGCATTTTTTATTCTTATGCTAGTTGTTTCCTGCAATTCATCACAATATACTTTCATACTTGCATTTATTCCACCATCTTGGCTTTCTGCAATTCTAGTTGTTATTGTTGGGCTTATACTTTCTTTGCCTAAAACATTATCTAGTGGGTTTTGATATGAGTTCCAATTAGATATTTGCTCTAATGTTTTATCACTTAAATAATACTTTTTATCTACATTATCTTCTAACATATTTTTTAGTCTTAATTTAAGTGGTTGTTTAGGTGGAAATGTATAACTATAATCACCAAGTATTGATACCATAAAGCACCTATTTCTAGTTTGTGGTATTCCATAATCAGTTGCTATTAAATCTTCCCAATAGTTTTTATAACCTAATTGTTCAAGTTTTACTTGCCATTTATTAAAATCTTCAACATTACCTTCACCATGAACTTGTGGAACATTTTCCATTAATAATATTTCAGGTAGATTTCCCAGTTCTTTGCATTCATCTAGTATTCTCTCAACTTCCCATAACATTCCTGATCTAGTTGAAGTATCATTCATACCTTGCCTTTTACCTGCAAGAGATAAATCTTGACAGGGAAATGAGTAAGTAAGTAAGTAAGTATATTTATCACTATCTACTATGTCTAAATCCTTGCCTTTGACTTGTTGTATATTTACAAGATTATGTGTAATTGCAATATTTTCTAATATTGTTTTTAATTGTTCTTCACCTAATCTAGCTATTTGTTCTTTTTTCATTGGTTCATTATAGTTAGCTGATATTCCTTTTTGATATAAATATTCAACCATTTCACTATTTGTTCTATTGCTATTAAAAGTTAAATTTTCATTGGGAAAATGTATGTCTTTATATGCTTGAATTGATTTAACTGCCCATTCACATATTTTCCAATGTTCAAATGGCACATCTAAATATTTTAAAGCTAATGCTTGTGAACCATATCCTGCAAAAAATTCAATTAATCTAATTGGTTTATTTATTTTATATTTTTCATATAACATATCAAATATAGTAGTTTGTATCATATCTTCTCCAATCTATTTATAAAGGGGCTATTTGAGGTGAGTATTCATTCTCCTTTCTTTGCCCCTTTATAGCTACTTAACAATCTAAACTTAAATTCTTCTTTATCATTTTTAAAAACATATTTACCACAATGTGTGCATATTCTTTTATCTCTTTCATTTGATAAATTCATTGTATGCCCACAATTCTTACAAACAAGTCTTTCAGCTGTTTTCTTATCACATAATTTTTCAATTTCTTTAAATGATAAATTATTCATGTTCTGACCTCATATATCTTGTAACATTAGCAGACATAGGTTTAGATACTTTTGTCTTAATAGTATTTTTAGTTCTTCCTGCTGGAATTTTTTTTATCAAATACCTATCACTTTTTAAATCTTTAATTTCTAATTTATATTCTTCTATTTGAACTTCTTTAGACTTGATTTCAAGTTCCATATTAAATGTTTTTGTAAGTAGTTGATTCTTTACACTATCTAACTCTTTAATTCTTTTTAATTTATCTTTTATTGATTTATTTGATGCATTTACAACATCTTCTAAACTCTTTATTTTAATTTTAGCTAGTTCAAGTTCTTCCCTATCAAGTTTGTAAATATAGTTTAGATCTCTTAATTTTTTTATATCTTCTATTAAATCTAATATTTCATCATTGAGGTTTTTAATTTCTTCCTTGTAGTTAATCATTTTGACTATTTCCCATTTTTTGATTTTCTTCAACCAATTCCCCCAAACTAATTTTAATTTTTTCATTTTTAATCCTTTCATTAGTTGAAGTGTTACCCAAAAGACTTAAAGAAAAAATAACACTTCATATACATAGATAATTGAAGGAGTCCATTACATGAACCAAATGTAGTAAAGTCTTTTGTTTGTATCAAATGCTACCAAGTGGCTTATAAATAACATTTGATACTATAAAATACAGGTTGATATATGAATAAAACCTCACCAAGCCACTTTTTAGTAATGGTTATAACTCTAATTTATTTCCCCTTATTTTTCTTGTTTATTTCTATTCTTTTTTGCCTTAATATATTTTCAAATCTAACTTTCTTATCTTTAAAATTAATTCTTCCACAATTCTTGCAAATTATTCTTTCAGTTCCAGTTCTAAAACCTAATTCAGCACCACAATATCTACACTTATTTGTAGTCAACCAAACATTTTCTACTGCCAACATATTAATTCTCCCTAAACTCTAGAATGAAATCATTAAAACTATCAAATTCATTCTTTGTTATTTCATCAATAGGTTCATTTATTATTTCTTTTTTTAACCAATCTGGTGTTTTTCTTTTTGGAATACTATTTAAAACTTTTTGAATATAACCAATAGGTTTATCACCATATGTTTTGTAAATATCTAATATTTGATCTTCTGAATAAGTTTTTGATAGATGTTCTAAAGTTTCATATTCAAATGAGCTTAATGTTCTTGCTAATAAATTTTCTATTTTTTCATACATTTTTATCACCAAATATATCTTTAATAGTTTCATCAATATCTATATTATCTTTATTATCTTTACTATCTATACTATCTAATCTATCTGGGTTGCCATTTGGTATACCAAGATTGTAAGTGCTGTTTTCATCTAGATATAATTGATTTAATTCTTTTTGGTGATTAGTAGGTGTGAATCTATCACTTCTTAAATAATTATTTAATCTCCAATGTCTTATAACTAGCACACCAGTATCAAATGGAATTATGTATTGTTTTGCTACTAATACTTTTAAATCATCTTCTTTAGCACCTGTTATTTTCATAATAGATTTCCAATTATTTATGAATCCATCATCATCAGCATTCATTGATAAATGAAAATATAAACATTGAGAAGTTAAAGGCATTTCCAAAAAATTATCATCATTTGTTATTGTTTTATTAAACATTCTTCTTTGTGCCATATTACACCTCTATAAAAGATTTAATTTCTTTAATATCATTTTCACTAAAATATAACTGATGATTTCTACCAATTTTTTTTGCTAATTTATGATCCAACTTTAATGCTCTTAAATCTCTTTTAAATCTTCTAGCAACATATAAATTAGCTTCTTCTTCATTTGCTAATTTGTACCCATAATGATTGCAAATTACAATTTGCTCTAAATCACTATCATTTAGTGTTCTTATATCAGTTGATATTTTACTAAATACTACTGATTTATTTCCTTCATTGTTATTGTTTTCTAAATGTCTTGGATATGCATAAGGCAAATCCCTACATATTTGTTTTTTTGATACATATCTGTTTGTGTTTTGTTTTAAATATTCTAATAGTTCTTTTTGCCTATTATTTAATTCTTTCATTCTTCCTCCTATTAATTACCAAAACACCCTTTTAAAAGTTATCTTTATGTGTTATAATTAATACATAAAGAATTTGACCAAAATTCTTTTTTCTTTTACTAAAAACCATTTGTATAAAATTCAGTATGTCTAGCTATTAAAATGTGATTAATTATTAATAAACAAACAAATGGTGCTTTAATAGTAAATTCAGTTGCTAAATCAGCACTACATTCTCCACTTACTATTATGAAAAATAATACTTGTAAAATTATTAATGTATAACTAACCCAATCTTTAAATATTCTTTTCTTCATTTTCTTTTCTCCTTTATATTCTTTCTAAATAATTCCCAAAAATCCTTGCCATAATGAAGTGTCATTACTTCAATATCACCTATTGTCCATTGAATATCTCCATTCAGTTTTCTAGTTACTTGTGATACATCTAATTCCAATAATTTTGCTAAATCTTTTCTTGATTCCCCTCTTCTCTCCATTTCAGCTACAATTTCTGGAAATAGAACAAATTTTTTCAATGTTTTTTCTCCTTTCTTTTGCCTAATTTGAATAAAAAGTTTTTTAAAAAATAAAAAAAGTAATGTTTTTAAACATTACTTTACACTAACTTTACATAACATATATTATCGGAAGTAGAAGTAATGCTTACTTAACTAAAATACCATATTCAAATTTTCTTTTATTTGCTAGAGTTTTTTCACTACCTCTAACTTGATTTAAGTTTATCACATATAAAAAATGAAGTCAATTGCTATCGTGTGTATTTTACATCAATTTTTGTTTTTTTGTTTTTTATGACCAGTTTTGCCCTTATAAATAAAGGGATTGCAACTTTACACATTAATTTTAATATAATAAAATATTTGTAAAAACTTGTAAGTTTTTACCCTTTTGTAGTATATTAATTTTGGGTGATAATATGAAGTTTGAAACAATAATTAGTTTTGGGGGCATAACAGGGAAAATCCTAATTTTCAAAAAGAAAATGAATTACTTGAAAAATGGAAGGATATATTAGAAAATAGATATTCTTGTAAATTCATAATTGAAAGCAATTCTAGTGATTATACTACTCTTAAACCAGAAGGTTGTTTAGATTTGATAAGATTGAAATATGGTAATGTTAAATGGGTTAAAATATTAATTACTAATGAGTTCTCTAAAAAAATAATGAATGATCCTAGATTTGAAACTGAAAAGAAGAAAAGTTCAGCTTATTGGAAATCAATATTAATTAATGATGATATTTCTAACTACTATGATGTATTAGATGATGCATTTAGTTGGTTAATTGAACACAAAATATAAGAGTGGTAATAACCACTCTTTTTTATTTTACTAACCATACATCTTCCACTACTCTATCGCTTGGATCGAATGTGTCGTAGATAATTCCATACTTTATACATACTATATGTCCTCGCATAGTACATAAAACTATGTTATTTTTGTATTTTTGTGCTACTTGGTATACTTTATAGGGTGGATAGTCAATTCGCTTAAAATTGTAGTTCAAATAGCCCCTAACAAAGTCTTTCTTATCAAGTAGTGTACCTTTTGCTTGTGCTAAATCACTTAATTCATCATAAACACTATTCCATGATTTGTCTAAAGCACAACTGATTGCCCTGATTACACAATCATCTTCATATAATCCTAGTGGATTTGCATTATAATAATCATACATTATCTTAATGAACTTTGAATTACATTCATTAATTCTTGTTTTTGTTGAGGTGTTTCAGCTTCTTCTTGTAAAAATTCAATATATTCTCCTAATGCTTTTGACATAAAGTGAAATGCTTTATCACTTTCTTCTCCAGCACCATATCTATTTCTACTTTCCATATATCTACCATATTCATTATGCATTCTATCTATGTATTCATCACCTCTATATTTTGAATCGTAACCCTGTCTACCATAGCTTCCTCTACCGTATTCTCCATAGTTTTCACCATAGTTTCCTCTACCATATGCATTATACCCTGCTCTTCTTCCATATTCTCCGTAATTCATACTTTCTACCTCCTTTGTATCTTTATATATATCTACTAATTTATATAAAAGTTCTATATTACTTGTATTTAGTCCTTCATCTAGTATCTTATTAATACTTTCAGTCATTTTTTCTATTAATTTACTTTCCATCTATTTTCTCCTTTCTCAAAAGGTTCAATATTTCTTCATTTTGAATTAATATTGTTTCAAAATACTCTTTATCTTGTTTTTGTAATTCTTGCATTAAATCTGAATTATTAAAGTCTTTAAATAATATTTCTAAACTTAATGCTTGTAAAACAAGACCTAACTTATCATATATATTGTTATTCATTAATTATTTGTTCTAGATAAGTTAAATGTACCTGCAACTATAATTGGTATTTGTGTTGTTATTGGTGTTGTAGGTGTTGTAGGTGTAGGAACACTTGGAACACTAGCAAGAACTAAACTTGAAGTACCTCTTGGGCAAATTCTTATTTTTCTATTAATTGAAATAGTTTCTAAATCATCAGCAGCATCTAATGTAACAGCTCTAATAGTATCTGGAATTAAAATACCATCTTCATATAATCCAACTGCTACTACACCTGCTGTTGCAGATGAAATTGTTGCTGTAAAATTAGCATTGTAATAACCATTGTAATTATTACCAAATATTTTAAAATTAGGGTTTCCATTTTCATAATCTAACCACCCACCATTGCAACAAAATGCACATCTAGTTCTTATATTTGTAGTATCAAATACTATTGGACTACTATTGCTTGTTAATGGTGTTGGTTCATTTATAATTGTTTGTATCATTATGTATCTCTCCTTTCTTAAATAAAAGAGAATAAGACTTGCTTATTCTCTAGTGTTCAGTTCTGTATCGAGCTGACCATTTTTTAGCAAGATCCTGTAATCAGGTATGTAGTAATCTACTTATGCTATTAAAATAATTGAGTTGCATAGTTTCCATTGCAACCACACCCATTACTGCTAGGGCAAGTAAATATTGGTGTTCTTCCATATACAGGTGTAGTTGGTACAGGACAATTGCTTAATCTGTTGTATAATTGGTCAACTTCATTAGCAAATCCTTGTGAAATAAATGCATTTTGAGCTGTTTGTGATTTATCTAGACTTAACATTAAATTTTGTCTTTCTAATTCATCTATTCTAGATTGCTTTCCATCTAATTCTAATTGGCAAAGTTTATCTAACACAGCTCTTGTATTGTCAGTAGCATTTGTGATGATTCTTTGAGTTGAATCTGCTAAAGCAGCTCTATCAGCACAATTTTCAGCCAAAATAGTTGAAGTTAAATTAGCAATTCCTAATCTATTATCAGCACTAGCAGTTGCTAATTGTGTACTTAAACCATAGATTTGATTCATATTAGCCATTTGTCTATTAGCAGCTGATATTTCAGCATTATAGAATCCATTGCTAACTGATTGATTCATATCAGCACAACAATTACATAATTGATTTGATAATGAACTAATGCCATCTCTTATGCCTTCAACTTGATTACTAATATGTAATGAATTAAATCCATCACTTGTTTGACTCATAATGTCTTTTTGTCCATTACTTAACCAAGCATAGCCATTGTCGAATCCACCATTTCCACCAAAGAAACCATTTCCATTGCCATTATTCCCCCATATTAAGGCAAGTAAAACAATTAACCAAATAGCACTATCTGAACCAAATCCACCAAAACCATTGCCACCAAAACCTGACATTACTGGATATGGATAAGCAAATCCACCATTGTTATTAGTAGCTAGGTCTATTGTAGGAACTATTCCTGTTGAATTTCCATTCATAATATTTCTCCTTTCTTTATATTTTTTTTATATCAATTCCTTTGGGAATTAATACCACTCATCATAGAATCCCATTGTTGTTTCATTTGTGGATTGAATCCACTTGTAATTTTGTTTAAATATTCATTAGGATTTACATTATTTTGTTTTGCTTCTTGATATTCTTTGAAAGCTTGAGGGCTTACTCTCTTTAATTGGCTCTCCAGTTTCTGCATCATACCAGCTGGTATCTGTTGCATCTTCTGATTCAGTAACATTTGTAATATGTTCATCATATTTCTTCATCTCTTTTCTTAATTCTTCAATTTGTGTTTGTAATAGTTCTATTTGTATATCTTTTGCATCTTTTGGTACTATTTCATTAAGTTCGTATGTTTTTATTTCACCTTTTGTGTTTTTAATCCATACTACACTCATATCTTTACTAAAATATGGTGTATCACCTATCACCATTTCCTTTTGCACATCTTCCATAGAACTTGCATATTTGATAACATCTCTATTTTGAGGTGCTAGTTGGAAATTTTGAGTTAAATTGGTTGGCTGTGCCAAAGGTTGTTGCATTTGCATTTTTATTTTTTCTAATTCTGCTATTTGATTATTAACTCTGTCTAAATTTGCTTGATTGTTATAATATTGTCCACTATACATATTTCCTCCTAAAATAAAAGAAGTAATAATAGATAATCAAGACTAAAAACTTTATTTTCTTGTTTCATATTATTACTTCCCTTCTACAAAAAACTTTCATCACTGATTTCAAAGATATTTACTTGTTTTTTGTAATTTCATTGTACTGATTAAAATAGATACTAATTGATACTATTTTATTGCAATAAAAAAAAGGAACTCATTTGTTGAGTTCCTCTATCTTTTTATTTACAACTTTTAATATTTTTCTTATACCTGCTTCGCTATAATGATATTTCATAGATAAATTAATTGCCATTTTCTTTTCAATGTAATATTCATAGCATATGTTATATTTAATACTAAATTTATCTTCCACTTTTAGTATTGTTTCTTCAAATAAATCTTTTGGCATACCTCTATACAATGGTTTATATAGTTTCTTTGTTAGTTTTGATGTTACATATGATAATCCTACACCTAACATTATTGGAACTAATATGCTTATTCCTAATGGTGTAGTGATCCTATTTAATACATAATAAGTAATATTTGAAACTATAAAACATTGTGCCATACTTGATAAATGAAATGCTTTACCAAATATTCTTTTAGATAACCAAAAAGAACTTAATATAAATATACATTCAATAAAAGTGTGATTTAATTTAGCAATAAATAAAACAACTATTACACTTAATGTATTCCATATTAAACTCAAAAACATATAAATCAATATAGCATATTTTTCTTGTTTTGATTTTGTTTTAAAATTAAGCAAGTTTTTCTGCAATCTTTTCTGCAAGTTTTTTAAGTTCAGTTTCTTTTGCAAATAAGAATAAACTTCCTGGGAAGTCGCCCATTTTTCTACACCTCCTTGTTTCTCTAATTTATACCATATAATTAACATAATATAGTAATCAATATTCATTATTAAATTAAATAATGTTTTATAATTTTGTGTATCATAATTTCTTACTACACTACTAATAAATTGAATTATAATGTTAATAATAAAAACTTTTAATATTCTTTTAAATTTTACTTTTTTAATAATAAAATATATTAGTAATATTCCCATATTATAAATTTGATAATATTGCTTACAATTATATTTGTATAAAATGCATGTACCAATAATTATAATTGATGGGATTAAAATTGTTTCAAAATCAAGTTTATACTTTTTAAGTATTATGCTTTTAATTAAATAAAAATTTAAAAATATACATAAATACTGCAAAATATAATCAATTTTATATTTTGCTAATAACATAAATGTTTCAGTAAATACTGAATCATTTATATGGATTCCAAAATAATCCAATCCCATCATCTTTAGTATAAATATGATAATTAATACAAATAGATACACTTTCAAACTTGCAGATAAATATTTATTATAATCTTTGAACATATAATCAGTTCCCCCCCTAATAAAAAAATGTTTTTAACACCTTTTTATTCTTTTAACTCATTATATTTAAGTTCTTAATTACATTTTATAAATAAAACCAAGTATTCCTAAAATCAAAGCACCTAAAACTAATCTAACGATCCATTTTTGAGTATCTTCTAATTTATCAATTCTTTCTTCATTTGATTTAGCAAGGTTACTTGCATTATCACATTTTTCTTGTATGCCTTTATAATCTTGCATATCAATTTTAGTTTCTAATCTCATTAACCTATCTAATACTTCTCTTTCAAATTTACTTGTTTCCATTTTTATTTTCCTTTCCATAACCAGCCAAGAGCATGAGCAGTATTCTTTCCTACAATACCATCAACTTTAAGTTTATGAGCTTTTTGGAATTTTTTTACTGCAAGATAAGTACTATTTTTTTTATCTTTACCATCACCAAATATTCCATCTGCTTTAATACTTAATGCTTTTTGTAATTCTTTTACATCACTACCCTTGCACCCTTTTTTAAGTACTCTTGTCAAATCAAATTGTTCTACATAAGGAAGTAATATAACACCTGCTATATATTTCTTGCCTCTACCTTTAGAAGCTACACAATTCTTTTTAGTTCCACTTGTAGTGTTTCCTTCACAACTTTGAAGTCCACCTGTTTTTTGTTTTTCTACAATACCTACATGGCTGTAATGATTTTTCTTTGATGGATACCAATTATATACAACCAAATCCCCTGCTTTTGCTTTCTTATAATCAGTAGTCCAATACTTCATATCTTTTGCCCATTGTACTATTGTAGGTACATAAGCAAAATTCTTGCATTTATCTAACCAATCACAATTAAAGTCTTTCTTAAATACATATTTTACAAACATACCACACCAAGCATGTGTCTTATTGTCTTTTGAATACCATTTTGTGAATTGATTTGGATTTCCCCAATAACCAATATATGATTTTGCTTTAGCAACTAAATCATTCCTGTTCATCTTCCAAATCTCCTGCATCTTCAAATTCTTCTGGAATAGATTTTTGTAATGCTTTAATTACTAAATTCATTACTGCACTAATTCCACCTGCTAATGCACCTATTAGAACTGATTTTAATAGGTTCATATCGCTTAAATCACTTTCTTTAAGTAAAACTATCATTGTTGCTAGAAACCCTTGTATAAAGGTCTTAAAAGCCCTTACAAGAACATCCTTTAATTTTTCGTTCCATATTTTTACCATTTTTTTCACTCTCCTTTAAATCTATTATTGTAAATATAATTGCTAATATTTTATTCATTAGTGATTTCATTTAATGCCTCTATTATTTCATTTATTTTATTAGCAATATCTTCTATGTTCCATTCTTTTGTTTCAAACACTTCTATTTCACCATTTTCATTTGGAAGTCCGTGTTCTACTAATCTCATTTCTAATTTTTCCATATATACCTCCTATGCTATTATTTCTATTTCTACTTTTGTGCCTTCAAATATTCTCATTGTTCCGGGTTGCCCACTATTTATATAAATACTTAAATGGTCATTTTGTGCAACACCTACATAAGTAAAACCTGTTGCATTAACATAAGCATTATTTACACTATTATATTGAACATAAGCAAGTTGGTTATAATATGTTCCATTTTTATATACTGCAAAGTTTTTATCACTACTTTGTATGTCAATATTATAAAAAGAAATACTCAAACTTACTTTAACTACACTAACATTAGCAGGTATGTAGAACTCATTACCATCAATAAAAATATTTGTGTTGTTATAAGAAACACCACTCCATATTATTTTTTGCCATTCCCAATTATTATTCCAAGTTATGCTTTGGTTAGTGTAATAACAACAAGTATTTTTTGATTTTATACTTCCATCTACTATCCAATCACCTTCTAAATGTTTACCACCATTATATAATGCAAATATGCCACCATATAGATTATCATATATTCCATGTCCATTAATATGAGCATACATATACATAAAATTATTGTATGCATCGGCACATACGATATTAGTTTCCCCTGTGGTATTTTGTGCTCTTATGGTTGCACCACCATATATAACTCTACTTACACTTAAATCTCCACTTACACTTAAATCTCCATCTATTTCAGTATTAATTCCAACTTCAAATAATTCTTCATTAGCACCTGCCTCACTAACTTTTCCTATTGCCATTGCTTTTCCACTAGGATTAAAATTCATTAAATCAAAACCAGTGTCTAGTTGTTGTGTATTTGTTTGACCATTTGGATTAAAAGTATCATCTACATAAAATTGAATATCATAAGTATTTAAACTACTTAATTCAAGTTTAGTTCCACTACCTCTATCAGCTGCAAATATTCCATCAGTATATAGCATACCTGATGCTGAATAACTATCAAGATTATTTGCTAATGAAATATATTGATAATCACCTGTGTTATGAACTCTATAGCCAATTTTATAATGTGCATTTGCTTTATTATTTCCATTACAACTTGAAATACTTGCACCATAAGAAATATAGCAATAATCACCATTTCTATCTATATTCCCATTTATATCACATCTTTGAACTTGTGCTGTTGAAATTGATGGATTGTAATAATCCAAAACATTTACTACAAAACTTGTTGAACCCTGTCTACCTCTTGAATCAGTAACAATACCTGTAAATGTAATATTTCCTGTTGTACTTAAATAATTTGTAAGAGCAGTATTTGAATTATAAGTATAACCATTTCCACTTATTGAATGTGCCGTTATAGTTGAACCATAAGCACCACTACCAATTAGTGTTATATTTAATTTTGATTTTCCTTTTACATACACACCCCAAGAACTTGGTGTATCTCCACCTTCACTATAAGTCATAATTGCACTTGGCACTACACTATCTGGAATTAATCCTGTCCACCATATAACACTTTCTTCACCAATTAGTGTTGAATATGAACTATCACTATATGTATATAAATACATTCTTATATAATGTGTTGTTTGTGATGGCATTAAATTATAAATTGTGCTTAATTGACTACTATTAAATGAAAATGAAATATAACCATTTGTAATTGAAACACCAGCCCAACTTGCAACTACTTGTTCATTTCCATTTATCATAAATCTAGCTTCTAGTTTATGATAAGCAGGTGATATATGTTGTATTGCAGGAATTGATATAGTTGAATTTAGTAATATTTGTGTATCTCTATTCCAATTTAAAGTATCAAATTCACTTCCTCTAGGTATTGTTGTAGGTGTATATGTAGTAACACCTGTTGTACCATTTGTGCTATCAGTTATATACCATTTAACTCTAAAATTAATATCTTCAAGTGTTCCATCATTATTATGTGTTAATGTTAATGTCCAACTTTTTGTTTTACTTGAATTTTTACCAATACCAAATGTTTGTTTATTTAAACTTGTCCAACTACTATCACTTGCATATTTCCATTGCAAAGTCATATAAGCATTTGAATTATTATATGTAGATCCTGTTGTAGTCATTTTAGCAGGTATTGTAAATGTAGATTGATTTGTATATATATCTGTTGTTTCAGTTATTGTTTGAATAGCAACACTACCATTAAATAACTGAATATCTAATTTCATCTTTTCCATTTATCTCACCTTCCTAAATCCTAATGATCCATTTTCTCTAGGTATAAATGCAAAGTTTCCTAGATTTAGTTTTGTAGTTGTAAATTCATCTTTTTCCCAATATGAAATTGGTGTATTACCATTAAATATTGTTACACCATCATTATCTATTACTAATCTATAATCAAAATCTTGTCTACCAAACTCAACAGAACCATCTTCATTAATGTGCATATAAGCACCATATTCATCTAATATGATTTCTTTTAAATCTTTTATTCTTGCTGCACTCATTGTTCCTGTTGTTATCATATCAGCTACTATTTGACCATCAGCTGTCATAGCAGTTTTATAAGTACCATTTATTCCTGTATCACTAAAAGCAAGTCCATTTAAGTTCCATCTCCATACTTTTGTTGCAGTTGTTGTATCTGGTGTGTCCATTATATATAAATCAGTATTTGTTTTTACTATATAACCACCCATAGCACTATTAATTTGTGCTGTTGCATTATCTTTTGCACTTTGAAGTATTGAAGTAGGACTTATTTGTTCTACTTTTTGAGTATTTATGTTTACTGATGTTCCTATGTTTCTTTGAATAGTACCTATTTCAAACTTATCAACACTATCAGTTAAAACATTATAAGTAGTTTTTACAATTCTAGTTGAATAATCTTCACCTAATATTTCAGCTGTTACATAATCTCCTAAATGTAATCTTTCTAAAGATTGATAATCTCTATATTCATTTGTTTTAGATAATTCTAACCAATCAATTTTTACATTTACTAATGGTTCATCTACCCCACTTTCAAATAATTGATTTGTAGCATTTCTTAAAGCTGTATAAGCATCTTCTAAATTAGTATAAACACCTTCTTCTGTACTTTCAGGATCATACTTTATATTTTGAAATTCTACTTTAGCAATTCTAGGTGTTAAATAGTTCCCAATGTCTGGGCTATCAACATATACTTCTGGCAACATTAAACCATCAAATCCTAATGGTAGGATTCGTGTTATTACACTTGTATTGTCCATTGTTATTTTTATTTCTTTTATGTTTTTACCTATGACTAATTTTTCACCATTTGAGTTTCCTCTTTGTGCTAATTGTTTTATAGTGAAGTTATCTCTTTCTATATCTCCACCAAATATATTAATCATTGAGTTTTCCATATCACCCATAATAGCTTCAATAGGATTTCTTCTGACATATCTTGCACTAGCTGAATCACTTATATCACTATAATAAGTAAATGGTGTTTGAAAATTAGTATTTGCTAATAACCATTGACCAAAACTTTGACAAGTTAAATTAGTTGGTGCAGTATTTAACAAAAGATTATTTAATAAATCATAAAATATATGTTGAGCATATACTTCTATCTTTGAAAAGTCTTTTGTTACTCTTTTTATTCTAAAAGGTTGATATGTACCCCCTTCTACTTTGCATTGAACTATATTATCTTGAACAATATATTGGCTCAATGCACCATTTAACACATAAGTAAATGATAAATAGTAATCTCCATTAAGTTCTTCAACTACATTTGCACTTAAAACATCAGTTAAGAATCCATAACCATTATTTGTAAAATCAGTTGTATCACTTGAATATATTTTCATTAACATCACCTACAAATATGCTTTCTTATAACTTGCTGTTAAACTTGTTACACCTGTTGATTGATATGTATTTTCACCATTTACAAAATATGGAAAATCACCACTCATTTCATTAGCAGCATTGATTCCATTTTTTGTTATTATTTTATTTTCACAATCTAATATATAAGTTGTTTCTTCTTCATTTGAAGTAGAAAACTCTACACCATTTATATTTACTTCTGCACCATCAGCAGCAGCTATTAAAGTTAATATAGGTTGCATTTCAGCAGTAGCACCTGTGATTGTAAAATCATCAGTTATTGTTATTGCAGTTGGTGTAATATCATGTGCTATTGGATTTGCCATAAACTGAACTACAAATGACTTAAACATTTGCACTTTTTCAAATGGTATAGCATTATTAACTATTGCAGTATATTCTCTTTCATTATCAAATGATAAAGTACCATACCCATCTAAAAATGCTTTTATTTCATCAAAATTAGCAGTTTCTTTTGCATGACATTCAACTTGAATAGAAAAGGGTTGATAAGTACCTTTATCTATACTTAAAAACCCACTTCTACCTTCAACTGAATATGTTTCAATATCTTTTTTACCTTTTGAAATAGTAGGTGTTTTTTCTACTATTATTCCTTTTTCTTTAAAATCTATTCCATTCCACTTTACCATTAATTACCACCCCTTGCTAATGCACTATTTTTTCTATAAAATTCAAGTTCTTCTGCTAATGCTTGAACATCTTGATTTCTAGTATTATTAAAGTTTTCAATTTGTATTATTAAAGGATTTGAATTAGCAGTTGGATTAATTACAGGATTTAAACTACTTTGGATTCCATTATTTAAACTTGTCATAGCTGAATTTACATCTCTTATTGTTTCTGGTATTCCCTTTTCAAATCCCATTGCTATTCCAGCAGTTAAATTTTCACCAACTTCTTTACTCATTAATCTTGATGGAGATTTAATTCCAAAGAAAGATTTAATTGAGCTTGTAATCTTGTTTCCTACTTTCTTAATAGTATCTTTAACTATTGTTCCAAAATTTAACATACCATTTAAAATACCTTTTAAAATATTTTTACCCAATGCTAACCAATCAGTTTCTTTTATCATTTTAGTAAAATTATCTACTAGTCCTTTTATTATTTTAGGAACAGCTTTTACTAATTCTGGTATTGCTTTTATTAAACCTGTTGCTAGTGCTAATGTAAGTGTAAGTGCTGCACTTATTAATTTTGCCAACATTTCAGGGTTTGTTAAAGCTGCTTGTAGTTTTACTATGATTTCTGGTATTTTAGCAAGTAATCTTGGAAGTGCATCTATTAATCCCTGTGCTAATGCTAGGATTATATCTATTGCTGCCATTATTATCATATCTAGGTTATCAATAATTACTTCTACTATTTTTAAGATGCAATCTATTATCGTTGGAATTAATTCTGGTAGACTATCTCCAATTCCTGTTGCTAGTGCTACTATTAATGCTAGTCCTAGTTCAATAATAGTTGGTAAGTTTTGTGTTACAAAATTTGCAAAGTTCTTTATTAGTTCAGTTACTGCTTTTCTAATTCCTGCTGTGTTTTTAGAAACCATATCAAATAATTTATTTATTAAATTAGTTATTGCATCTAGTAATTGTGGTATCAAATTAAATAGCATAGTTGCTACCTGTGGAATTAGTGTTTCTAGTAGTGTACTAATTCCTGATAGTATTTGTGGTGCTAATTCTCCTATTGCATTTGTTACATTTCCTAAAAATGTTGTTACTGCTGTTGCAAGTTGTTCTGGGCTTCCTGATCCATTTAAGAAATTATCAAATGCTGCTTTCATACTTGCTGCACTACCACTAATTGTTGAACTAGCTTCTTCTGCAGTAGTCCCTGTTACACCTAGTTCTTCTTGAACTACATGTATTGCATTGTAAACATCACTTAAATTATTTATGTCATAATGGACTCCACTAAACTTTTCAGCATCTTGTAGTAATCGTTCCATTTCTTTTTTAGTGCCACCATAACCTAGTTTTAGGTTATCTAGCATTGTATAGTTTTGTTTTGCAAACCCCTGATAAGCATTTTGTATTGATCCCATGTCAGTACCAAATTTATTGGCATTATCTGCCATATCTCTGAATGCCATATCTGCTACATCTGCAGCTTTTGCAGTATCACCACCTAGTGATTGTAATAAAGATGCACTAAATGAAGTTACGCCTTTCATGTACTCATTAGCACTAACACCTGCTGTTTGAAATGCTTTAGCAGCATTGTCCATTACCTTTTGAGCATTATCGCCGAATAATGTTTCTACACCACCAACATTTTGTTCTAGTTCTGCAAATGACTTAACACCAGCTGCTACTACACCTGCCATTGCACCACCAACAACAGCAGTTACTTGACCAACTTTTTTAACTACATCTAAAGCAACATCTCCAACTTTTTTAAGAGTATCTTTAACTTTTGATAAATCAAGTTTATTCATACCTTTAAGTTCAGTATTCATATTTTTTAAAGCATTTTCACTTTTAGCAATTTCAACACTTAATGCTCTATAATTCTCTTTTTGCTCTTCTGTTAATGAGTTATAATCACCCATTTGTCTTTGTGCTTCTTTTAAAGTATTAAGTTTTTCAGTTGTAGCTTCAATGTTCTTTTTTAAAACATCTTGTTTTTGAGTTAATAGTTCTGTATTAGTAGGATCAAGTTTTAATGCTTGATTTAATGCTTTTATTTCACTATTAGTAGAAGATATAACTTTAGAAGTATCTTTCAAAGCATCATTTAATTTTGTTGTACTACCATCAATTTCAATAGTAATACCTTGAATCCTTTTTGCCATTAAATAATTCTCCTTTCTTTAATAAATATTAAAAAAAACCTACACAGAGGTAGGTTCTTTGTAATATCTATTAAATAGATGCTGGTGATTCGTAAACTTCATTAAAGAAACCATTATAAACTTCTGTATTAGTTTCATTCTTTTCAATGAATGCTCTAACTTTTAAATCTGTGCTTCTTGGCATAGCTTTAATTGTTAGTGTATCAGTTTGTGGTTCTTTACTTTCTTCAATAGTAGCACCAGAGTTTGTAGGTCTAGTTAAACTACAATTGTAATACCAGAATTTTCTTGCTTGTGCATCTCCTTCAATTTGGAATCCAAAAGCAAAGTTTTTAAATGTATCATTTGATGTTTCAACAAATGCACCATTAGTATCAGTAGTTTCACCCATTATTGCAGTTCTAATTTCATCAGGAATCATAGCAATTTCTAAATCACCTTCATATCCTTGATTAGCTGTAGAACTAAAATAAATGTAGTTATCTGCATAAAAATCATTAGTATCACCTTGTGGTTCTAATGATAAATTTACTGCACCTGGTACAGCTATTGGTGTTCCATAAGTAATAGCACCATCAGTTTCTGTCATAACTGCCATAACAACATTTGATAAACCAAATTTTACTTTATTTTTAGCCATAATTTATATTACCTCCTATATTTCATAAAAATTATGATAGATTTTTTCATCACTATCCCATACTTCATCATTTTTTGAGTATGGTATTTTATTATTTGTTAATAATTCTTCAATTTGTCTTTCTAATGCTAATTCTTTTTTTTCTGTTATAAGTTCTATTTCAAAATTAAAAAACTGATGATATGTTATGTCATCAGCTCTAAATGTTTCAGGACTTGTTTCTCTATATACTGCACAAGGTATTGTTATTTCTTTATCACTATCAAAATGATCATAAGCAATTGGTATATTAAGAGTTTTTAATAAATCATATAATTTTTTATGTTCTATCATTATTAACCTCCATTTTTTATTACTTGTTCAACATTTTTTTGAAATGCTTGTATGCATTTTTGTTCTACAGGTTGTATATGAATAGTTCCTGCTTCTTTTGGATTATATTTTCCCCACTCACCATATTGATTTTTTCCAATATGTTCTTGTTCTAATAAGTGAGTTAATTGCCAATCAGTTGCATTATAAATAGTTGTATGAACAAAACCCCTACCTTTTATTTTTTCTACTCTCCAACCTCTTGCATACTTGCCACCATGTGGTGTTCTTTTTGGTGAAGTTACTTTCAATTCATTTTTACCATTTTCAGCAACTTCTATTGCAGCATTTGTGATTCCTTCCTGAATATCATTAGAATATTCATTTAAAATATCATTAATTTGCAATAAACCTTTTCTAGCACCCATTAATTAACACCTATTTTCTTTGAACATACAAGCACAATGTCAAACTTATTTTTAGGTTCTACAACTCTTATTACTTCATACCTTATTCCATTCCACTCAATTTCATGTTCTCCATGATAATTAAGTTTCTTGATAACAAATTCAATAGATGGTGTAAGCCCAACTTCTACAGCACCATAAAATTCATTAGTCCTAACACTTTGTACCTTTGCATAACTTTTTTTGGAAGAAGAAAGGGCAGTAACTTGATTTCCAATGTCATCTGCCCCAATTACTTCTTGAATTAAGTATATTATTTCACTATATTCCATTGTTTTCTTCCTCTTGTGTGTATGGGTATTCTCCCCAAGAATACTCTTTTAAATGTCTTAAAACATCTTTTTGTAAAGAGTAACTTCTAGCATACATTTCAGAATTAGGTACATCAATAAAACTTAAAACATATGTGATAATAGCAGTTTGAACAAAACTATCAGGATTATCAACTAAAGTATTGACTATGCCAACACTTTTTAAATCTAACTTTGCAGATTCAATCCAAGTCTTAATCATATTGTCAAATTCATTATGATTAATTCCTTGTATTTTTTTTATTTCATCTAGCATAGTCCACCTTCTTTCTTAATTATTAAACTGATTCAGGTTTTGCTATAACAACAAATGATTTATCAGCAACTACACCTAAACCAACATATTCTCTACCAAGACATTCAATTAAATCTTCTTTCTTTCTTGATAAAGTATCTAGTTTGATGTCAATATCTTCACCATTTGGGAAGTTAGCAATTGCACCATGTCCTAAATCTCCAAGTACCATATATACATCTCCAGCACTTGCAGCACTATATGCAGGTAATACATTAGAGAATCTAACTCTAAATCCTTCAAAAGGATCTACCCCATAGTGATTAGCATATGCAGCATTTTTAAATTCAGCATAAGTTAATTTGTTCATGATGATTGTAACATCTGTTGCTTCATCACTTAAATTAGCATAAGCATTTGCTATAGTTCCTACAGCTGGTGCTAATGTAACTTTAGCAGCACTTGGTGTAGTAGCAGTAGCAGTTTGAGGTAATGCTGCAATCATTGATACTAATGTATCAGCAGCTTTTTTAGCTATTCTATAAGTTAATTCATCATAGATGTATCTTAAGAATGCTTCACCTCTCATATCATAAACTTCATCACTAAATGATACCCATTTTTTGATTGATTTTGGTTCGATTGTAGCAATTCCTTCAACTAATTCTTCTTCAGAAACAGCTGCACCACCTTCAGTATGAATTACTGCATCAGTTCCACTAATCTCAAAGTTTACTTTAAGATTTCCTCTTATGTTAGTTCTTCTAACTAATGCTAATATTTCATTATTATCCCAAGCAGTTTTTATTTCATCTAAAACGAAATCAGGTACTGCTATTGTTCCATTAACAGCATTTTCAGTTAATAATGCTCTTGCTTCACCTGTTTTGATATATTCTGCAAATGCATCAATATAATCTTTAGTATTTCTTGTTTCCATCTTATTTTCCTCCTTTTTTAATTCCATAGAAACTTCTTTTGCCATTGCTTTAACTTCTGGTTTTTCTAAAGTTTCAGCAATTTCTTCTTGTTCTTGAACTTCATTGATTTGTTCAGCTTCTTCATTTAAAGCATCAACTTCTTTATTTAGTTCCTCAACTTTATCTAAATCTTCTAAACCATCAACTTCATTTCTGATTTCAAGTTTTCTTTTTTCAATTTCTTCTAGTCTTGTCATTTTAGACCTCCTTATAATTATTTGTTCTCTTTAGGGCTGATTCATTTCCCATTATTGCTATTCCAGCATTTATCAAACAATTTAGTTCACTATTCCAGCAAACAAAAAACAAGCCATTCCAACTTGTTTTTCATAATTGTATTAACCTAATTTTTCCATTAGTTCTTTTTTCTTTTCTTCTAGTTCTTTTTTCTTTTCTTCTAGTTTAAGTTTTTCTTCATGTTCTTTTCTTAATTGATTTCTTTTTTCCATATACTCATCATTTTGACTTCTAGCAACACTTACATCAGTTGCATTATAAAATGGTTGGTCAACTACTGAAACATCAAAAACTTTACCAATTTTAGTAATTGTTCTAGTATCAGTATCATAATCATACTCATCTTCATCAACTACAAATGCAAATGATTGTTTATCAATTAATCCACTTTTAATTGCATTAAAGATATTTCTATGGTCTGTTATATCATCTTGTAATATTGCATCTATATATAATCCTTTATCATCAACATTTAATTTTAAACTTTTATTTCTAGTTCTTGCTAATACCATAAATGAGTCATTATGATTATATCTTAATACAACATCACTCATATCAGCTTCATCAAATGCTTTTTCACTAATTAGTTCTGTATATCCATATGTTTCAGGACTATTAAATACAGCAGCATATCCTTTAATTTCCATTTTCTTATCTTCTGTTTCTTCTGCTCTAAATTGTAAGTCTAGTTTTCTAATTTCCTTCATTTTCATTACCTCCTTCATTTGTCATATTACTTAATGTGTCAGAGTGGTTTTGGTCAATCAATATTGCTTCTCCACCATCAATAGGTGTTAAATTAAATACCTCTCTTAACTCATTTATTGTCATTATATTATTAGCATATCTTACAAGCTCTATTTTTGTTTTATTAGATGCATATTGTAATCTATTGCTTTCAAATATAATTTCATTACCAAAATATCTTTCAGTTGGTGTAAATAATTTATTTGAAAATTCCAAACTCATTTGTAAACCAATTGGTTCTAATACACTCTCATAAAATGCATTCCATTCATCTTCTGAATATTTAGATTGAATTATATTTTCATTTACACCAAAATAGCCAAGTATTTTATTATCATATACTTTAATTTGACTTTCATCTGCTGTTTTAGGTTCAATATTTACTGGCGTAAATGTTGTAGTTGCATCAAGTCCACCAATACCTGTGCTATCTCCACCTTTAACAAAATCTTCAACAAATTGATCTCTCATTTTTTTAACATCTTCTGGTTTTAACATTGCTTGTGTTGATTTAATAACACCTTTAATTGCAGAAGTTGTTTTTATAGCATTTACAATGCCTTCATCAAGTACATGTTTTATTGATAATGTTTTAATTATTGGTTCAGTTGAACCACCAAATAGTCCATCATCACTAGCAAATCTTGTAAGATGAATACAATTGTTGTAAGCTACAAATCTTTCTTTTTTATTTCCAAACTTAAATTGAATATAAAGTCTATCTTTGTATTCATATAATTTTATTGTTTTAAAACTTAATGGATATAAACCTGTTACTTTAAGATTTTCATCTTTTTGAACATATATGTAAGCATTATTATATAGTTCTAAATCACTAACAACTTGATAATAAAATTGAAATGCATTTTGCAATTCATTTGGTTTTTTTGATACTAATCTATATAAATTATCATCTACTATTTCAAATTTGCCTTTAACATCTCTGATATGTTTTGGGTGCATTTTAGCAGCATTTCTTGCAATAGTATCAACACATGTTCTAATGTCAATATCATCTTCAAATTTGCCATCATATTTAGTAAAAACACTTTTATATTTATCTAGTATTTGAAAACTTGTAGCTGTTTCTGGTGGTGTTGTGTCCTTATCATTACCAAATATTCTACTAAATAAACTTCTATGTTCCATTATTTACCTCCTCATTTATATAGTTCAAATATTCTTGTTGTTTATCAACAAAAATGCAGTAAGCATCTATTAAACTTACTGCACCATCTATTCTTTGCCTTGATTTTTCTTTATCAGGTTGAATATTCTCATTTGAATCCATTTTTATAGTAGTATTTGATAAACACCACTTTAGAATTGGATTATTATTATAATTTATCTTCTTCTCTATTAAATCAGCTTTCATAATTTTCATTGGTGATGACATTGTTTTCATTCCTTGTCTTACCTCAACCATATTAAAGCCATACCCTTTCATTTCATCACACCAATATTGTGCATTCCAACTATCATATCCTACATACAATGGTCTTAAATCATTATTTCTTACTTCTTCTAAAAACCATTGTGTTACATCTTGATAATCAATTTTAGAATCACCACTTAATCTAATCCACCCTGCTTTTAACCATTTATCATATGGTATTCTATCTTCTTTTACTTTCTTCTCTAATAAATTAGTTGGAATCCAATACATTTGTTTTACTCTTATTTCTCCATTTTTAACACCTAACAAAGTAGCTGCTGTAAGATCATGAACAGAACTTAAATCGACACCTGCTATGCAATAAGTATCTTTCCAATCAGTATATATTTTCTCATTATTTAAGTCATCAAATGTAAGCCATGCATTTATTGTATTTTGTCTTATATTAAAGTCCTTACATAATAAATTAACTAACTCAATTGGATTTGCTTTAGCTCTTTCTACTTTTTCTCTTAAATCTTTTATAGACTTAATACTTCCTAATGCTGGATTTGCCTTATACCAACTATCTTCATTTGTCCATTCTTTTTCATCATCTAATTCATAAATAATAGGTAGTAATGTTTCATCTTGAACAGCACCATCTACTACTTGTGAAGCATAATCATATTCAATGTCGAATACATTTTGTCTGATTGTTCCCATTGTAGATGTTTCTAATAATATTGGTTGAGTTCTTGCACTCATTGAATCATACATAACATCAAGCAAGTTTTTATCTTTCCAAGCATGTACTTCATCAGCAATTACTAAATGTGCATTTAAACCATCTAGTGAGTTGCTATCACTTGCTAATGCTCTGAAAAAACTATCATTTGCATCATAATAGATTCCACCAATTAAACATCTAATTCTTTTTGCTAGTATAGGGCTTTTCTTAATCATTCTTTTTGATTCTTCCCATACTATTTTACTTTGTTCTCTTTTAGTAGCTACTGAATATATTTCAGCACCACCTTCACCATCTTTTGTAAGCATATAGGTTGCAATAGCTGAATCTAAAACAGATTTACCATTTTTTCTAGCTACAAAAAATACTACTTTTTTATATTTTCTTAAACCAGAATCTTTATCTACAAAACCAAATAATGCTTGTAGCATTGCTTTCTGGAATAATTCAAGTTTCAATGGCTTACCAGCCCACCTACCCTTTGATTGCTTACAATATTTTTCTATGAAATGAATACATCTTAAACTTTTCTTTTCATCAAATATGTAAGTATGAGTTTCTTCTATTCCTTTATTAACAAAAGATACTTTTTGTTCTTTCTTTATGTTATCAGCTAGTTTTTGATATTGCTTTTTTATCTTTTGACATACTTTATCTGGATTATCTTTAATCCATCTATTATATTCTTCAATAAATGTCATAGATCGTCATCATCAAAGTTATCTTCTGCTGAATACTCATCTTTTGGAAGCAAATTAACAATATTGTTTATGCAAGATTGATAATTCTTAATTAACATATTGTATTGACTTAAAGCTGGATTAGCTCTTTCAATGTCATACTTGCCTTGACACATATTTGTAACTACACCATCACTTTTTATTTTTCTTTTTAGTTTAGTAAGTGTAGTTTTCATAAACTTTGCTTCTTCAATTAATGCTAAACCAAGTTTAGATTTGTCAGTACCCATATCCAAAAATGTTTCTTTGATTGAATTAATATCAATTGCTTTGATTTTTCTCAAAATATCATCTCCTTTTTTAAAAATAGGGGGGTTTTATTGCTTTCTGCACAAAAAATGTAAG